CTGGTGGTGGTGGCTCTGGTGGGCGTGCTGGTGGTAGCGGAACTTCAGGACAAGGCCGTGCTGGCGGGTCAGGTTCTGCGAGCGCAGCAAACTATGGTGGTGGCGGCGGTGGCGGCGCAGGCGCAGTAGGTGCTAACGGTACTAGCACGGCAGGTGGCAATGGCGGCGCAGGGGCAGAATGGCCTGCCTCCTCTGGAACTTTTTACGCTGGCGGCGGCGGAGGTTCAACCTATCAAGGCGGCACAGTTGGTCTTGGTGGTGCTGGTGGCGGTGGTCTTGGCGGTGTCTCTAATACAAACACAAATGGTACTGCTGGCTCTGCAAACACAGGCGGCGGTGGCGGTGGCGCATCGTTTACATCCGTAAAAGGAACTGGAGGAAATGGAGGCTCAGGCGTTACTATCATTCGCTATTTTGGCGCACAACGGGGCACAGGTGGGACCGTTACTTCTAGCGGCGGATACACCATACATACATTTACTTCTTCAGGGACGTATACAGCATGAGCCACTTTGCAAAAGTTTGTGATGGCATCGTGACACAAGTGATTGTTGCGGAGCCTGGGTTCTTTAATACCTTTGTAGATTCCTCTCCCGGTGAGTGGATTCAAACATCGTACAACACCCGTGGTGGACAACACCCAGAAGGCAGGCCGATGCGCAAAAACTACGCCGGTATCGGCTACACATATGACCCTGTACGAGATGCGTTCATACCCCCAAACCTTATGTCTCATGGACTCTAAATGAGGATACTTGCTTATGGGATGCCCCTGTTGCCTACCCAGATGACGGTAAGATTTACTCATGGGATGAAAATAAACAAAATTGGATAGAGGACTAATATAATGGCTATTGCAATTAGTGGCGGTTCAACCAGCTTTACATCTACGATCTCAGCCTCTCCATCGGCTAACCGTACTGTTACAGTCCCTGATGCTACCTTCACAGTAGCTGCCTCAGACGCTGTACAGACCTTCTCAGCCTCACAGCGTGGCACAGTCACTACGGACAATGATGGTTCATTCGACATGAATGTGACTAACAACTTTAAGTGTACACCCACAGGTAGTTTTACCCTGACCTTTACTAACATCACTGCTGGTCAGTCTGGGTTTATCTTGCTAGTCAACGGATCTAACTACACAGTATCTGCCCATGCTAACACCAAGGTAGCCACTGGTGCTTTGGCTGCTATGTCAGCTACTGGTACATACCTGCTTAGTTACTTCTCTGACGGTACTAACGTGTTTGTAGTTAACTCTGGAGCACTAGCTTAATGGCTGTTCTACCTACGGGCATTGGCCCAGTCACTGGCTACAACATTGAACGCTCACTTAGGTTTGATGGCGCTGCTTATCTGAACAGGACTTTTACAACGCCAACAGCGAACACAACTTGGTCATGGAGTTGCTGGTTAAAGCGTTCTACACTAGCAACAACAAGTTTTCTTTTAGGTTTAAGTTCTGACTGTGGTTTTGGCTTTACAGCCACAGATGAACTTCGTTTGTGGAATAACGCTGGTACTACTCTTGCTACATCCACCGCTGTTTTTAGAGATCCTAGTGCTTGGTATCATGTCGTATTTATAAGCAATGGAACTACAATTAAGGGATATGTAAACAACGTAGAATACCTATCCTACACGGGAACAGTTACAAACATCAATTCTGCGGTGGTTCATAATATAGGTAGAGATCCAACAGGAACACGTTTTTATGTTGGTGGGTATCTAGCTGAAGTTTACTTTATTGACGGTTCCGCTAAAACTTCTAGTGACTTTGGTCAATACAACGGAAATACTGGAGTATGGGAGCCTAAAGCCTACTCTGGCACATACGGCAATAACGGGTTCTACCTCAAGTTTGCAGACAACTCCAACACCACTGCTACGACCCTTGGCAAGGACAGTTCAGGCAACGGTAACAACTGGACACCTAACGGATTCTCTGTAACCGCTGGTGCTGGCAATGACAGCATGGTGGATTCGCCCACGGCCTACGGAACCGATACTGGTGTTGGTGGTGAGGTGCGTGGGAATTACGCTACGCTGAATCCGCTGGATGTTTCAGCAACTCAACTTACTTTATCTGATGGTAATTTGATTGCTACACAACCATCAACAGGAACGTCTAGGGCTGCTTCTTCTACATTTCGAGTAACAACAGGTAAATGGTATTTTGAAGGAACAACAACTGTTACAAGTGGCTCATCTGGAAGTATTGGTATAGCAAATGACGCTAACGCATCAACAACCTATGGGATTTATAGGCGTGGTGGTGGAACAGCGGGTTTGTCTGGAAATCCTACATTTGCTACTTATACAAATGGAGATGTGATTGGCGTTGCGTTTGATGCAGATGCACGCACCGTGTCATTTTATAAAAATGGAACTTTACAAGGAACAGGTAATTACACATGGACTGGGACTGATTCTGTTGGCTCACGGGTAGTCGTTGATAGTTTAGACTCAACTGGCGCATGGCAGATGAACTTCGGTCAAAGACCATTTGCCTACACCGCCCCCTCTGGCTTCAAAGCACTCTGCACACAGAATCTGCCTACGCCTACCATAGGTGCGACTAGCACGACACAGGCGAATGATTACATGAATGTGGTGACATGGTCTGGTAATAATGTTACGCCACGAACAATTAGCGGTCTTGATTTTCAGCCAGACTTTGTTTGGTTAAAAGATAGAACGGTTGCTCACAATAATTATTTATATGACGCAGTTAGAGGGGCTGGCAATAATAGCGAATTATCAAGCAATCTTACTGCGGTAGAGGGCGGTAGTGGGGCTTCAGAATACGGGTATGTATCAGCGTTTACTTCAAACGGATTTACCCTCACAGGAGGAACTGACCCTACATATTACATGGCAGATGTAAATTATCCGGGGTCTAACTTTGTCGGATGGAACTGGAACGCTGGCGGCTCTAATCAAACAATCTCTGTTGGGCAGTATGCTACTTCACCAGCAAATGTACCATCGATAGCCAGCACAGTAAGAGCAAACACTACTAGCGGGTTTTCAATTGTTACCTTTACTACAAACAATACCGCAGGTGCAACAGTTGGTCATGGTTGTCAGGTAGGTGGAGTAGCAACTACTCCAGATATGATAATTATGAAATACCGAGGACTTGCGGCTAACTGGGTTGTGTATCACAAATCTATGAACGCAACCCCTCAAAATGGGTATCTTAACTTAAACACATCAGCGCCCTATGCCGCACTAATAGACCCTTGGAATAATACTGCTCCATCATCAACCGTAATTACAATGGGCGCTGGTGCTGGAAGTGCTGGTTCAACAAACTATTCAGTTTACACTTCGGTTGCTTATTGCTTTGCCGCAGTACCGGGGTACTCTGCCTTTGGAAGTTACGCAGGCAATGGAACTACAACTGGTGATGGCCCATTTATATACACGGGGTTTAAGCCAGCGTTTGTAATGTTAAAAGCATATATTGGTTCAGGGGAAAACTGGGCAATATATGACAAGTCCCGTATTGGATATAACTCAAGCAACTATGTTCTATTTCCTAACCTGACTAATGTTGAAAATGCCGCAACAACCCATATTGATTTGTTGTCTAACGGGTTTAAACTTCGGTCAGGTAATCAAAATCTAAGTAGTTATTCATATATCTACGCCGCCTTCGCCGAACATCCCTTTAAGTATTCTCTTGCGAGGTAATTATGTTTCAACTAAACGGTAATCCAATCTCAATCGACTCTGAACAAGTCATCGGTGGCATCCGATATCCACACCTGCGTGACCCTGCCCTGCGTGAGCAGTTAGGCGTGGTAGAGGTAGCAGACCCAGAGTATTATGACCAGAGATTCTACTGGGGCGTAGACAATCCCAAACTCTTAAATGACCGTGAGGAAGTAGACCAAGATGGCAACCCGATGTATGTCAAGGTCTTGGGCGTGGTCGATGGTCAACCTGCGATGGTGGACTCGACAGAGCGTCTGGTAACCAAAGGACTCAAGAGCCAATGGACTGCACAGGTTAAGCAGACTGCTGGCTCTATGCTTGCCCAGACTGACTGGATGATTGTCAGGAAGGCTGAGAGAAACATCGATGTGCCTGCTGCAGTGGCTACGAAGAGAGCCGCTATCGTTGCTGAGTGTGACAGACTAGAAGCTGCTATCGCTGCCTGTACAGATGTAGAAGCTTTAATTGCGGTGGTTAGCAACCAGTCTTGGGGTGAATAATGTCAACAGTAGACCAAGTTAAAGGACAACTTGACACCCATGAAGCTGTATGTGCTGAACGCTATGCAGGCATCAACGCTAGGCTAAAGAGACTAGAACAAATCCTGCTTGGCACTACTGGTTTCATCGTAGTTCTATTACTCAGCTTAGTTCTTAAAGTAGGTTAATATGAGCAGAAAAGTATCAGCAGTTTTAACTAAGAGCACTACCACTAAGGAAACTATTCTTACAGTTCCTACTAAGAATACTGGTCTTTGGCAGTTAATGTACATTATCAGTCTTACTGGTAACGATACTCCAAAGGTCTACTGGTACGACTCTTCTACTAACACTGAATACTTTATTGTTGGCGGTAAGAACTTAGGCGCTGGTGAGTTTATTAGATTAGATGGAGAGGCAGAGGTAGTCTTACAAGCTGGTGATGAGATTCGAGTACAAAACTCAGGAACTCAAACAGTAACTTATATAGCAACTGTAGAGTTTATGCCTGAGATGACAGTTCAATTCCAATATTAAGGAGAATAGTATGCCAATGGTAGACGGAAAGAAATACCCTTACACTAAGAAGGGCAAACAAGCAGCAGCATCGGCTAAGATCAGCAAGCTGCGTAAAGAAGGTATGCCTCAGAAACAGGCAGTAGCTGTTGGTCTATCAATGGCGGGATTGGCTAAGAAGAAGAAAGCCAAGAAATGAAACAAGGACTCTACTCTAACATCTGGGCCAAGCGTAAGCGGATAGCCGAGGGATCTGGTGAGAAGATGCGTAAGGTCGGCTCCAAAGGCGCTCCCACAGCTAAGGCATTCAAACAAGCTAAGAAGACTGCGAAGAAAAAATAATGGTAAAGAAAGTATATCAGAACCCAGAAGGTGGTTTAAACGCCAAAGGCAGGGCATACTTTAAAGCTAAGGAAGGCGCTAACCTGAAGCCTCCTGTGTCCTCTAAAGAGGCTGCTAAGTCTCCTAAGAAGGCTGCTAGGAGGAAGTCTTTCTGTGCTAGGATGAGTGGTGTACCAGGACCTATGAAGGATGAGAAGGGCAGACCAACAAGGAAAGCACTAGCATTAAGGAAATGGGACTGTTAAATGGCTAACAAAACTTATCTAGAACTTGTCAATGATGTGTTGGTTAGACTTCGTGAGAACGAGGTTACTTCCGTCAATGATACTTCTTACTCCAAACTAATTAGCAAGTTTGTTAATGACGCTAAAAGGCAGGTAGAGGATGCATACAATTGGAATGCTCTGTCTGAAACTATTACTGTGTCTACTACTGCTAACCTCTTTAACTATGTCCTCACTAATGCTGGCATTCGATTTAGGGTCTTTGATGTTCTAAATGACTCTAGCAACTGGTTCCTAAACAATGCTGCAACGCAAGAGATGGATGCTTGGTTTCTTGTCAATACGCCTGAGTATGGATCACCACGCTACTACAACTTCAACGGTGTAGACTCTAACGGTGACACACAGGTAGACTTGTATCCTATTCCTGATGCTAACTACATCATTAACTTTAACGTGATTAAGCCACAAGCACCACTAGCTCTTAACTCTGACCAGATCAAGGTTCCTGATGAGCCTGTCATCTTCTTGGCCTATGCTAAGGCACTGGCAGAGCGGGGTGAAGATGGTGGACTTAGTAGCTCTGAAGCTTATGGCCTGTATCAGACATCCTTGGCAGACCATGTGTCTGTTGAAGGCAACAAGTATCCTGATGAATTTACCTGGACACCTACTTAATGGCATCTCCATCACAGACCGCTAGTATTGCAGCACCGGGGTTCTTTGGACTAAACATCCAAGAGTCTGCAGTGTCGTTGTCTTCTGGCTTTGCGCTAGAGGCTAACAACTGCGTCATTGACCGCTATGGTCGTATTGGTGCTAGACGTGGCTGGACACCTGTAAACTCAGCAGTAAATGCAGACTTAGGCGCTGCTAACCCAGTAGAGTTTATGTTTGAGTTAACTGACAATGGATCTAGTCAGTTCCTTAGTGCTGGTAATAATAGACTGTTTACTGGTACTACGACTATGACTACTAGGACTGTACGCAATCAGGCTAACAGCGCAGACCTAACATATACGATTACTGGTAACAACTGGCAAGGGGCTGCTATGCCCTACGGTGATGGGGTTGATGCAGAGCCTCATGCCTATCTGGTCCAGACTGGTCATCCTATGCTGGCCTACCATAGACTACCTACTCCAGGTACTGGCGCTACCTTCACAGTCTCTACTGTCTCTAGCGGTGCTATCACTGCCCTGACAGTAACTGCTGCTGGCTCAGGCTACAATGTAGGAGACATCCTAACCCTATCTGGTGGGACCACTGCTGCTAAAGTTACTGTGGCTACCTTGTCTGGCACAGGTGTGGCTACTGTAACGATTACTACTGCTGGTGCTGGCTATTCAGTCTCTGATGCCCTGACAAGCACAGTGACAACCATAGTTAACCCACACTCTCACACTGGCTCATACGGCTTCCAGAGGCTCGGTGACATCGGGACAATGCCTTTGGGATATTCTGTTGGTGACTTCTCTCCTAACTGCGCTTTAGCGGCTTATGGACGTATCTGGGTAGCAGACATAGCAGGAGACCCACAGACAGTCTACTTCAGTCGCTTACTGGACGGATCAGACTTCCAAGGTGGAGACTCTGGCTCTCTGTCCCTAAACGCTGTATTTCCTAACACAGACAAGATAGTAGCTATTGCAGCGCACAACGGATTCCTGATCATCTTTGGTCGTAATAACATTGCTGTCTATGCTAACCCTGTGGATGTTACAACACTGGTCTTAGCAGACTTCATCCCTAATGTAGGATGTATCGCTAGAGACTCTGTACAGAGCACTGGTATGGATATCATCTTCCTGTCTGACTCTGGGGTTAGAAGTCTCCAGCGGGTTATCCAAGAGAAGTCCTTGCCCATGCGGGATATCTCCAAGAATGTACGGGATGATCTGATGACTAGCGTGGCCTCTGAGACAGCAGCTAACATCAAGTCTGTCTACTATGACAGGGATGCTTTCTACCTCCTTAGCCTACCCACTACTAAGGTAGTATACTGCTTTGACATGAGGACTCCTCTGCAGGATGGAGCAGCTAGGGCTACTACTTGGACCGCCATAGAGCCTAAATCCTTTATTGTTACTAACTCTAAAGAGCTATACCTTGGCAAGCCTGGGTATATCGGTAAGTATTTTGGTCACTCTGATAATGGGACTGATTATCGGTTTAGCTACTACACCAACTACTTTGACTTTGAGCAGCCCACCATAGAGAAGATAATGAAGCAGATTGGATTCGTGGTTATTGGTGGTTCTAACCAGAATGTGGCTGTCAAGTGGGGCTTCGATTATAATGAAAATTACTTTGCTTTTACGAAAAAGCTTGACACTTCAGTAGTTTACGAGTATAATATAGGGGAGTATAATATTGCTGAGTTCTCAGACGGTATTGTACTAGACAAGTTTAAGATACAGGCTGGTGGTACAGGCTCTGTTATGCAGATTGGACTAGAGGCTGAGATCAACGGTAACCCCATCTCTATCCAGCGGATTGACATATATATTAAACAAGGAAAACAAGCATGAGTAACTATGTAAAAGCTACTAACTTTGCTGTCAAGGACGGCCTATCCACTGGCAACCCAGCCAAGATCATCAAGGGTACAGAGATTGATACCGAGTATAATGCTATCGCCTCTGCTATTTCGTCCAAGGCTGACCTAAATAGTCCTACCTTTACAGGTACTCCAGCGGCTGCTACTGCATCTCCAGGGACTAACACTACGCAGATAGCCACCACAGCCTTTGTAACCACTGCTATTGCCGCTGCTACGGCTGCTCTAGTACCCGCTGGTATGATAATGATCTGGTCTGGCTCAGTAGGCTCTATACCTTCTGGATGGACACTCTGTAACGGATCTAATAGCACTCCAGACCTACGGGATAAGTTTATTATTGGTGCTGGTAATTCTTATGCTGTAGCTGCTACTGGTGGTTCTGCTAATGCCATTGTTGTAAGCCACACCCACACTGCTACAACTGACACTGCTGCAGCACACACCCATGCTGTCCCAACAAACTCTGTAACTGGTCCCGGTAATAACGGAGGTGGTCGGTTTGTTAACGGAGATAACGGTGGTGGTAACGTCAATACTACCTCTGGTGGGGCACACTCACACTCAGTTACTGTTAGCACAGAAGGCTCGTCAGGTAACAACGCTAACCTGCCACCGTACTATGCCCTTTGCTACATTATGAAGACCTGATGCACAAGTTTCCAGTAGTAAATAGACAAGAATATATAATGTACTTAGAGTTGTTTAGTAACTTATACTGGCTTCATACAGATGTGTTTAAGTGGTCAGCAGAAACAAAGAAACATTATATTAAAGATTTAAACCAGCTTCAATCACTACTCAATGCTCCTCTGTACGGCTTAGTAGATAATGATAAGTTAGGGAAGTTTGGAGAGACTATAGGTTTTAAGTTTATTAACACTCTAGTAGGACAAGACGGTACTACTAATCAGATTTATATTAGGAGTTTATAATGGGTAAGGCTATAGGAAGTTTTATCGGGGACATAACAGGGGCTAACCAAGCACGAGATGCGGCTAATCAAGCTGCCCAGTCACAAAGAGAGGCTGCTCTTGCGTCAGTGTTCCGTCCTGTTGGGATGACCTCTAGATTTGGTACATCTAAATTTGGATATGAAACTATTGGTGGAATACCTAGAGTATCCTCTGCTGAGTACACAGTAGCTCCTGAGTTACTAGCTATTCAGAATCAACTCTTTGGGCTAACACCATTTGCTGCTCAACAGGCTGCTGCTGCACAACAAGCAGCTCAACAGATTGGAGCAGGAGGTGCTCAGTTGTTCGGACTAGGACAGCAGTACCTAGCCCAGTCTCCTGAGATGGCTCGTCAACAGTTCTTTAATGAACAGATGGCCTTGTTAGCCCCAGCTAGGCAGGCAGAAGAACAGCGACTAGCTTCCTCTGTCTTTGGTCGTGGTCGTGCTGGCTTAACAGTCGGAGGAGCACAGCCTGAACTAGCTACCTTAGCAGGTGCTCGTAGAATGCAAGAGTTACAACTAGGCGCACAGGCAGAGCAGGCAGCGCAGCAAAGGCAAATGTTTGGTTCTGGTCTCATGAGTCAGGGACTTGGGTTGTTTGGTCAGCAGTACGCCCTTCCGGGTCAGGCGCTTGCTCCTCTACAGTCCTACCTTGGTACTATCGGTACTATCGAAGAGATGGGTCAACAGCCTCTACAGCTTGGTCTACAGATTGGTGGAGCTGCTCAACAAGGCGCTTCTGCTGCTGCAGGATTACTCAGTCAGGCTGCTCAGACTCAGTACGCTGGTGCAAAAGACGCTGCCGCAATAAACGCACAAGTAATCGCTGGTATAGCACAAGGCGCTGGTTCAGCTATGAAGGCTTCTGATATCAGGACTAAGGAAAACATTAAAAAGGTAGGTAAGCTTACTAACGGTTTAAATGTTTATCAATATGAGTATAAGCTAGAGTTCAAGGATAGTCCTTATGCGGGTCACGGTGTGTACATTGGAGTGATGGCCCATGAGGTAGAGAAGATTATCCCAGAGGCTGTGTTTACTACAGAGTATGGATACAAGGCTGTTGATTATAGTTTGATTCACTAAGGATAATATATGGCTAAGACAGGCATTTTTACTACTCAATTACTAGGGTATGATCCAGAAGAACGGAAGCGTAAGAGAGCAGAGCAAGACGCTAAAGTTACAGCTTCTCTATTAAGTGGAGACCCTTATCGGGCTATTGGGTTTTCTATCGGTCAGTTGTTTGGAGCAGGCGCTTCTAAGTTATTTGGGATAGAAGACACAGATGCTAAGAAAGAGTCTGATGTTTATGGTGCTATCTCTACCGCATCGTCTAGGTTTCCTGCTGGTTCTCCAGAGTACTACAGAGCAGTAGCAGAGGCTTTACCACAAACTGCTGAGTATGCTTCGTCTAGGGCTACTGCATTAGAGGCGGCACAAAAAGCAACAACAGACGAGATGACTTCTCTTAGGACAGACGCACAGTTCTATGAGAAAGCTCCTGAGCAGACAGGCGCTGCACTGGCTGATCTAGCTAGGCAGTTAGAAATCAATCCTAATAATCCTGTAGCTTTGAGAAGGTACAATGCTATTACTCAGGCTGGTATCACAGGGTCTATGGAGCAGTCTCAAAAGCAAGAGACAGCAGCTACTGAAGCCTATCGTAAGAACATAGAGTTTTATAAGAAGAACCCTGAACAGGCAGCTACTAGGCTGGCAGAGCTGGCTGCTCGTATTGAGATTAATCCACAGGATGCGGCTGCTGTTTCTGAGTACACTACAATTGCTCAGGCTGCTTCGTCTGGTGCAATGGCTGAAACTGCACAGGCAGAGAAGGAAGCCTTGAGTGCAGAAAGCATACGGACAACTATAGCTAAGAACAAGAAAGAGCTTGCTCAACTTGGAGATAAGTTTGAGGCTGGTGATAGATGGAATGCTGAGCGACAAGCAGCCATAGATCTATTTGCAGCTAATAATCTAGATCCTAAGAAGCCTCTGAAAGGCGCTGCATTGATAAATACAGAGCTAGTCAGAGCACAGAGCGTAGCACTGCGGGAGCCTTGGGGAGGTACAGCCCCTAGACCAGCGGCAGCAGCGGCTCCTAAGCCAGCAGAAGTTAATACTATTAAAGCAAAGGTAGAGGCGGCTGGTCAAGTATACGACCCAGCTACTTACGAATATAGAGAAGGCCCCGGAGGAGTAATACAGCGTAAACTTAAACAAAGAACTCCTTAAGGATAAACAATGGCTGAATGGGAAATTATTACACCCGGAGTAAGGCGAGAGAAAAAGGAAGATGAGTGGGAGACTATCTCTGCCGCTGTTCCTAGTAGAGCAGTACAAGACCCGATAACTCAACAGGTCAACAAGCAAGCAGTTGAGAGCATTGCTGCTGCTATCCCTGCTCCAGTTAAAGAAGCTGCTGCAGCAGTGGGAGAGACTGTTCAAGAAGGGTGGGAAGCTTTACCAGAGGCAGTTAAGCAGCCGTTAAAGACTACTGGAAACTTCCTGTTAGATGCGATTGATTATCTGTCTCGTCCTTTTCAGGCAGTAGCTACAGGCGCTAAAGCTGCAGGCGCGGAGATTAAGAAGGAAGTTAAAGGTGATGAGTTATTTGCATTGCCTATCCTTGCTCGTGCTTTCTCTAAACCAGAAGCGGCTACTAAGGTTGGACAGGCTGCTCTACGCGGATTAAAGGGAGAAGAGAAGGCTTCTACTCAAGAGCTTCTAAGCGATGAGTTTAGAAAGTCTAATCCTGTAAAAGCTGCTGTCTTTGGTTTTGCTGGTGATGTAGTATTAGATCCCTTGAATGTAGCTAATCCTTTTAGCAAGGCTAAGAGTCTTATTCAGACAGCTACCGACAGCGTGTCTATGCCCTCTCGTCTAACTGATAACGAACTATTCAGAGCAATAAACATCACAACTGGGGACACAGCTAAAGCACAAGAACTGTACAATAAATATAGGTACGTGAGAGATAAGGCTACCAATGAAGGTGTGCGTAACGCCAAAGCACTCAACAATGAAATCAAAGCACTATCTAAGCAGACTGGTATTCCTGTCAATGAATTAAAGGCAAAGATTGTACACGATGTTGAAACAGGTTCGCTGAGTGACGATGCTATTGGGCAGATAGAGCAAAAGATTGTTGACCGTAATCGTGATATCTTAGAACAGCAAAGGGCTGCTGGGGTAGAGATTGGGGACTTAGGTGCTACCTATATGCCTCACGTTCTAACTAAAGAAGCAGATGACCTTATTAACAACGCCGGGGTTAAGAACTTCTTTGGCATTCGTCCGTCTGCTAAAAATCCTCAAGCATTGTCCAGAGAGATCGATGGCACAGTAGCAGAGATTAATGCTAAGAATCTCTACGGTTCTAATAAATTCTTTCAAGATGACCCAGCTATTCTACAAGGAGTCGCAGACTTCAGGGCTGCTAATGCAATTGCAGGTAGGAAGTTCTTAGACGATGCTAAACAGTTAGGTGTTCCTAAAGCAGAAGCACCGGCAACCTATAAGACTGTCCCTGAAATCCCTGATGTTTCTTTCCCACCAGAAGTAGCTAAGTTATTAAACAGGTCCTATCGTGCGCTGTCCAATACCGAAGAAGTTAATAAAGTATTAAAGCTTTATGACGGTGCTCAGAACTGGTGGAAGATGTGGTCTCTGGGTATTCGTCCGGCTTACCATACTAAGAACGTAATTGGTAACGTATGGAACTCATATCTTGGTGGTTTGACTAATCCTGTTCGGTATGGAGAAGCTGGTGTATTCCAGACTAAGCTAGCTAAGAATGATTTCAGTGGTAAGCTTGTAGGTAAACCAGTGCAAGAACTATATGATGAGATGGCTAACCGTGGTGTGTTTGGTGAGGGCCAGTACGGTGGGGATATCGTCCGTAACTTAGAGAAAGAGATTCAAGGTGGCTCTCGTAATCCGTTTACTTTGTCTACAGAAAACCCTGTGCTTCAGGCTGGTTTCAAAGTCGGACAGACACTAGAAGACAATGCTCGTATTGCTTTGTTCTTGGACCGTGTGTCTAAAGGTCAGAGCTATGATCAAGCAGGTAAGGCAGTACAGAAGTACCTGTTTGACTACGGTGATGTTAGTCCGTTTGAGAAGGATGTGCTCAAGAGGGCAATGCCTTTCTACACATGGTCGCGTAAGAATATCCCTTTACAGTTAGAGGCTATTGCTCTACACCCAGACAAGATCAATAAGATTAACTTAGCTAAAGAGAATGTCCAAGCTGCTTACGGAGTGCAGACTCCAGATCCTTCAGAGGTTCCATCTTATGTAGTAGATGGGATGCCTATCTATACAGGTAGAAGCGAGGACCCTGCTGTGGTGTCAGTATTCCAGTTACAGAACACTCTGCCCTTTGCTGACTTAGCGCCGTTCTTTAAGTTCTTAAACACTACAACTGAGCCAGCAGCTATTGAGCGTGGTAGACTGTCTCCTGAAATATCCTCAGCATTGTCTAGTGTATCGCCGTTACTTAAGGCTCCTGTTGAATTCTTAGCTAACTATGATTTCTTTAGGCGTAAGAACATTAAGGACTTTGAAGGACAAAAGGCTGATATGTTTGGGATAGAGATTCCTGTTCATCTTGCTAAACTAATATCTAACATCGTTGTCCTAAATGAAATTGATAGATTAAACCCTGCTGGGATCTTTGGAACTAGAACTAAGGATATCAAAACTGGGGAGATGACTACCACTCCTAGTATCTTAGGAACAACTAGAGAGACTCGTATGGATATGCAAGAAGACCAGCGAGTTACTCAGGCTCTCTTCGGTGTCAAAGTACTAGACTTAAACTTATCAGAAGTAGAGTTCCAGAAAGCTCAGAAAATAAGGTCTGATATCAATGCTGCTAAGGGCCTAGTTAGAAACGCATTAAAGAAAGAAAAGACAAGGGAAGCAGAAACTGCTATGGAATCCTTGGAGTGGTACACTAATCAACTAGATGTTCTTGAGAAAGAACGAAAAGCTAGAACCGGGAAAGACTAACCCATGAGTGAACCAGTAACACAAGCTGCCAAGGCTGCTGTCTCTGGCATTAGGGAAGCTTTAGCCGTAGGTAAGGAACTTGAGGCTGTTACTAAGGACATTCAAGACCTTGGTAAGTCTGAGATCCAAGCTAGAGATGCCTACCGCCGTAAGCAAAAGAAGAGACCATCAGATACTTCTGTCTTCTCTGCTGTCGAGGAGTGGCGAGGAGTATACGAAATCAAGAAGCTACAAGACGAGCTTAAGCAAGACATCATTGAGAAGCATGGTCAGGCTGCTTGGGAAGAGGTAGAGGTCATCCAGCAAAGAATCCTTAAGGACAACAAGGATTTAACTGATGAGTTTGGTAGAGACATACACAAACTTGCAATGCTCAAGTGGTACTGTTTTATAGCTGCTTTTATCCTAGTTAGTTTTGCCTATGTCATGGGCTATAAGCCTTAAGGAGTTGCTATGCTGTCCCTAATATCTACACTTGGTGGTCTACTTATCTCTGGTCTACCTAGAGTCTTAGACTTCTTTCAGGACAAGAACGATAAGAAACAAGAACTAGACCTAGCTCGTATCCAGACTGAGCGTGAACTAGCCCTAGCTGAGAGGGGCTTCATAGCCCAGCAAAAGATCGAGGAGATTAGGACTGATCAGGTGGCTATGCAGTCTGAAGCACAGATGACCGTAGCAGCCCTAGATCACGACAAGAAGGTCCTCGATAAGGCTTCCAAGTGGGTGGTTAACTATGTAGGCACAGTAAGACCTACAGTGACCTATCTGTTCGTCCTAGAGCTAATAGCTATCAATGCTTGGCTAGCTTGGAACATCTTCACTATGCCCGGATTAATAGCCTCTGTAGGTGATCTAGAGAAGGTAGCTGAGTTGATCTTCTCCTCCGATGAGATGGCTATGCTGGGTGGCATCATAGGATTCTGGTTTGGCTCTAGGGGCTGGGCTAAGAAGTGAAGGTAAGTAAGGAATGCATCGAAGGGATAAAGAAAGATGAAGGAGTACGACTTCGTCCCTATCGCTGTCCTGCTTTACTGTGGACTGTTGGCGTTGGGCACGTTATTGATCCTTACCACATAAGGACACCATTCAATGAACGCAAAGGACTTAGTATCCCTGATGGGTGGGATAGAGTTTTGTCAATGGCTGAAGTGGATAGAATCCTCGCAGAAGACTTGGCTACATTCGAGCGAGGTGTACTTAGACTATGCCCTACAGGACTTACCCAAGGTCGCTTTGATGCCTTGGTTAGCTTTAGCTTCAATGTGGGACTGGGAAACCTGCAAAGATCCACGATAAGGATGAAGCATAACAGAGGCGAATACGAAGCTGCTGCTGATGCTTTCCTTGCGTGGACCAAGGCAGGTGGTAAAGAGCTTCCAGGATTAGTTAAACGCCGCAAGCATGAGAGAGCTATGTACTTAGTCCCAACTACAGAGAACTCTGAGGAATAAGAAGTCCACCACTAGGTAGTTTGTTCCCTCCTCTGGGTCTTGTACATACTCTGCTCCACACATAATTCCACAGATAAAGTTAAGTTCGATCATCATATTTCACAATGCCCCGCTACGCAGGCTAGGGTCTGCGCTCCCTCTACGTTGTCCTCTTCTTCCTTAAGATTATCCCACACAATCTCTGTAGGCATCTTTAAAAGAAGCTCCTCGTACTGCTCTTTAGTACACTCCTCGTAAGGTGCTTGTCGATAAGAGCCTCCATCCCAAGGCAGGAAAGAGATACCACTAATCTCATCGAAGTTCCTCCACACCCACGCTCCTACGTCCATCCACTCATCTTCCTTGACAGAGATGGTAACAGACGGTTTATGCTCACACCAGTGTCGCTGATACATTAGCCACAGATCAAGGTGCTGCATAGCTGTTAAGTCCACACGAGTACGAGAAGACTCTGGTGCTTTCACTGGGAAAGAAAACACAGCAGTGCTGTCTGGTCTCATGACACAGTCCTCTGTAGGAATGCCTGAGTCTGTTAAGAATTTCGTGAGAGGATCTTTCTTATCTCCACGAACACGGCGAACATAATACTCACTATGTCTAGTATGAATACCAGAGGCAGAATTAACAAGTTGAGACACAGTGCCGCTAGGTTTGACACAAGTAATCGCAGCAGACACAGGAATTCCCAAGCGTGTTGCAAACTCATTGTTGGTAGTAATGGAGACATCACGTAAGTATTCAAGAGATTGCGTAGTGCTTTCACAGACCCTCCCCATCCAAGGATTATCTAAGATACCAGTTAATGATACACCCAAGAGACGCTCCTCCTCAGTGTTCTTCTGCCAAATCTTACGAAGATATGGGAAGTGTGTCAGAGTGCTCTGGAACGTGCCTAAGATTGTGGCGATGCGTACTTTCTTAGCCAAGTCTGCAACGGTATCCTCGGCCCGTACAACGACTTCTGTGAGGTTACAGAACTGATAGGGTCGTAGTATGATTTCGCTACAGGGATTAGTTCCGAAGTCATAATCCTGATTACGTCTGCCGTTCTTTGCAGCTTGACTTTGACTTGCCTCTCGTGAGAAGATTCCTCGCTCTCCAGAGTGACTGTTGTAAAGGCTTGTCCATTCTTGGAGAAACTGTCCAATATCTGGCTTATTAATGTAAGCTGCGCTGTTGTTAGCAAGTGCTCTATGTCCTGTTTGTTCCCACCAGTTTCCACTCTTTGCGCTCCTCATACGGTCATCTTCGAGATCAGACAGACTGATCATTGCACTCCTTCGTACTCCACCGACAACAACAACTTCCCCGATTTTACAGAGAAGATCATGACATTCGATTGATGTAAGTTTTCTACCCACTGCTCCTCTGAACTTGGCGATAGTGAACTTAAAAAGCTCATCCAAAGGTCCGGGACCAGAGGCACGTCCTCCAAAAGTTTTGAGTCTGGCTCCTGCAGGTCGAATTCTATTAAGATCGTATTTTGCAACTTCCCCAGAATATAGTAAAGCGATGAGTTGGCGTAGTGCTTTGGCCCATCCTTCTTTTGAATCCGCAACCGAAATAGTAGTCTGAGAATCAAACAACTGATCCGGGACTTCAGGTAATTGATCGACATATTTATGCTCCACAGAAAAGCCTACACCTGTACCACACAGGAGAATGTACATAGCCTCATCGAATGCTTTAGGGTCATCGATAGGCAGATAGCTGCAGTTATAACCAGCAGTGTTGTCACGGTCTAGTGCCTTGCCTGCGGTCATGATAGCCCTCATGGATGGCATAACATCCAGGTTCTTGACAGCATTGATAAGCTCTAGGCGGAGGTCATTGTTAGGAGAGAACTTGTACTTCTCTTCCAAGTGATTAAACATAAAGGTAAAGTATCGGTCTACTGATTCTTCCCAGTGTTCACGGCGATTCTTCTCAGGTAGGAACCGACTGTATCGACTCTTTGCAATAAACTGTTGATAGTAATCCATATCTATTATTCTTCCCAATTAACTAGCGACTCTAATCTGTCTGCTTTTTCTTCAATAATATCATCAAACCTTTCAACTATATCCTCTGAACGGATTGACAACTCCTCTATGAGTGTTAACTCATCCCACCTCTTCATTCGCTCCTTTATCTCTTCTAATGTTAAGGCCATATATTATACCACACTTTTCTTAGGTTTGCTACGCTTTTTACTAACTACTTGCGGCAGATAACTAACTGCCTTTTCTAGACCAGCATCCCAGTCAGCATAGTGATCCCACCATACGGTAGTCATATTGTCGTACCAGTAGGTCTTCTCAGCGACAGGATACCATCTCCAGCAGGCCATGTTCTCGTCACCTACTAGGTTCAGAGTCTTGACCCCAACACTTGCAGAACAGTGGGCGATAGCAGAATCCACAGATATAACGGCATCTAGTGTCTGGATTTTATTTGCTGTTTCAACCCACTTAAAACTATCTAGGAACCCTTCCCCAACCTGTAAGGACACAAAGTCATACTCAGGGTGTCTTAGAACAAACTCATCTACTACGTCTTTAGGAATCTGCTTTGCAGCCATGTTCCAAGACTTGTTATCAGTATTATAAAAGATACCTACCAAGGGCTTGCTGCGCTTAGGAGCCACTATCTCAGGGTTACGGTACAGACCCTCTGCACCAAACCACCGCTCAACAGGCTCTGCAGGCAACAGACCATGCTCCATCAGCAGGTAAGGCATAGACATCATCTTGATCCTGTAGGACGATGGAGGGCAGTCACGAGGGTTCTTACTGAACTCTAACCTAGTATCCATCCTTCGGAGAAGTGGTGCTATCTCGTCAGGGTAGACACAGAAGACCTCGTTGGTTAGCTGCTTGATCATAGGGATGAATCGAGAGAACTGAATCATATCTCCCCAGCCAGCCTCTGACCAGATGATAACACTGCGCCCCTTGATGTTCTGTCCCGGCATCCATACTGTAGCTCTATCGAAGTTATTTCTAGCCCCTGGGAACTTAGCATTAGGATTCCAGAAGGCATCAGGTAGGGACCGAAGCTCGTGCAGTTTAAACCCGTTGGCCCAATCGCCTTTACGGATTAGGTTCTGCCCTTTCTTGTAGTCCCTATCAGCGTCACTCCAGTTTATCTTTAGTGTTCCAATCATAATACTTGTCACCAATCTTATCGTAGTTGTCTATCATGAACTCTAGGTAGTGCTTTGCCTTCTCAAGATCCTGCTTACCTGCTTTCTTGCGATGACGCTGTACATACTTAATCACATTGCAGGCCCAAGGGTCTAGGCCCCAGTCAAGGAAGACATCCCAAGACTGTATGTTAGTGCCCTTGTAGTGGTCTCCTCCAATCTGCTTAGTCTTGATATAGTCATCTAGCGTCTTGACATCGGCGTGTTTGCGGTAAGCCACATACCAGTCATTAGGTGTTGCGTTATCAATGCTCATACTTCTTCCTTAAATAGTTAAGAGAGACTGGCATCTCATCGAAGCTGCCGTTAGTTACTTCATGCAGAAGCCAGATACCACGCCAGTACTTGTTACCCTGACTACCTAGATAGTCCTCGTCATGCAGGTAGCAGCAGCCACTAAAGAGGCCAGTGATCTGCGTACCATCAGCACGATTAGAGTAGGCTATCTGTCTGTTCTGCACATGGCCCATCACTGAGGACATATGCTTCTTAGCTAAGAGAGCCGCAGCAGAGGCTACAGCACGCCCCATAACGCCAGAAGTAAAATAATGAGCGTACACAACCCCATCAATAACAACAGGTTCAAGGAACGGTATAACTTCCCAACCATGATGTTCGTAGTTAAGGTCGCTGAGACTAATAGTTCCATCCAGTTTAGGGTCTCCTTCGACAGCTCTGGAAATTCTTTCTTCATGATTTCCAAGAGTGAGGACCATTCTTGGTTTGTACTGTCGTTCCTTGTTTCTCTTTGCTCGTTCATTATGTTCCTTAATAGGTGCTAACAACATCTCCATAGCTTTGTTAGTAACTTCGATATCAGTCTTGTACCGTCTACCTTCAAAGGACTTCTTACCAACATCGTAGCTAGACAGGCTAGGCATATCTGCAAAGTCCCCAATCTGTACAATCACATCAGGTTTCTTCTCTACAAGATACTTGCCTACCCATGTCAGATAACTAAGATCAACACCGTCCTTGACTTGGCAGTCGGGGATTATGGCATGAACAGTCATCAGTTAGCGTCCTTGTCTTCGTTGTCTAAAGGCTCTTCATGTACAGTTGCAATGTACTGATTAGGTCCAATAGTCTCGAATAAACCATCCCTCTCCATCTCATAAGGATCTTTTAGAACAACACGCTCCATCACACCGTTGTAGCCAGTAGCCTCCAAGAACTTACAGAACTCATGGAGAATCGTAGGCCATGCAGTGAAGTCTGCAAAGTAGTGACGTGCCTTAACAGTCGTAGCCTCTGGATATGTCGTAGGCTCTTCAGTGTCAAACTCAGAATCATAAATGAATCGATAAACTTTACTCATGCTTGCTCCTTAATAGTTCAAAAAAGTACTCTGCGTCTACCACAGCCAAGGGCTTATCTCTGTTTTGTTTGATGATGCAAACAGGCTCGTATCCTCCTGCGTTTCCTCTGGCTTGTTCGTAATAACCGTATACTGAGATAGCTGCTCTGGACTTGCATTCCAAACTAATTGGCAAGACCCGTCTGGCTGCTGGACTGAGTAGCAAATCCTCCCCGGAGACGCCCATACTAACTGAGCGAACATCGTCTGCCTCCAGATTGAACTTGGCTAGTATTAGATCTCTTACCCACTTTTGCAGGTGTCTTCCTTTGGACTTGGCGCTGCTCGGTTTCAAGTGTTATGTCCTTTCTTACTTTAATCCACTGCTTAGGTAGATGCATACGGGCATTGCTGTTGTCCATAGATACTGTATTAGCGATGCACAGTGCGTCATCTGTTTCGTCAATAATCCAACCAATGCTGTGACAGAGGTGAACTTCCGCTTTAACATCTTCTTGCCATTCCACATCTGCTACTGCGTCAACCCATTGGATGTACTGCAAAGGGCAGGTGACCAAATCTGGTTTTCGTCTCTTCGTATCCATAACAATTGTCCATTCTCCAGTACTCGTTTATCATCGTTGTCGTATGCTTCCAAGACTGCCTTGTACATATCGGCTTCGGTAATACAGTCCTGAAGAATCTTCTCAGCTTTCTTTGGACCCACACCCCGAAGGCCAACAATGTTATCAACCCTATCGCCAGTCAATAGCTGCGTATAGAAATGTCTGATAGCTTGTTGGTCATCGATCAGGTACTTCTTATCCTTAATAAAATTATAGTGCCAACCACGAATCATATCAAGATCCTTATCGATAGACATGACGATATATTCCTCAATGTCTCCAATCTCATAAGCCTTGATACCGATAGCGTCATCAGCCTCTTGTCCTTCTACTACGATACAACCCCATGCCTTCTCAAGGTACTCCCGAATCAGCTCATAGTGTTTGGGTTTAGCTGCGGTACGGTTTCCCTTGTAAGGTGCGGTTACTGCTATGTCAGTCCTGTAGTTCTTCTTCCCTGTGAGATAACCCTGGTAGTCTCCTACATAGGGTTTCATCACCAGTTCTTCCATGAACTCAGCACATCGTGCCAAGCAAATCTTGTCGCTAACATCCTCGGAAGCGAATCCGATTCGATAGCATACAATGTCGGCATCGATGAGTGCTAACATTACTTCTTCAGAAACGCAGCCATAGCTTCGAGTGCCTGTGCTGCCTGCTTCTTGCTGGAGAACTCGTTGTCATTGACAGTGACAGAACCATCAGAGGACACAGAGAACTTAAAGCAATCTGAACCCCATAGTGAACTAGGAACACCATCAACTTCTACCTCAAACACAGACTCTACTGGTGACACCTTAAAATTAAACTTAGGTGTTGGTGCTGCTGCTTTCTTTGCTGTCATCTTCTTTCCTTTCTTAGAGAACATCATCGGCTGTTTCAACGGCATCAGATCCTTCGTAGACTACTAGATCTGTGACGATTAGCTTGTTAATCCCAACCCCTACACCCTTCTTACCTTTGTACGAATACTCATAAGGCTTGAGCAGTGCAATCCCTTTAGACCCGTTACCAACCTTAGCTGTGATAGCGTTACCGTTGCTGTCCTCAGTCTTGATAGGATAGTTTACAGACTTAGCTGTAATGTACTGTCCCTTCTCAGGCTGGCCTTCTTTGGTAAGAACATTCACACCCATGCTCGATAGAGCACCTACAGCACTTTTGGTAAGGTTACAGAGGTCTACTTGGTACTTACCTGATAGCTGGTTAGGCGTATCCAAGAAAGCCCACATAATCTCTGCCTGTACTTTAAGTGGTTTCAATTCCATTTACATCTCCTTTTCTAAGTTACAAGTAATATTATAGCACATCAGTGGAAATTGTCAACATCTTTTGGATCGGATTTCATATCCTGAAACATCGCCATCATATAGGCAGTGCTGAAGATACTCTTTAGCTCCTCCATATTCTGAACCGATGTCTGCATATTGATAGTCTTGTCCTTCTTTATGTTGATAAAGACTACATCTTCCATGTCTTTCCAAAAACCATCTTCAAAGTCTAGTGGGTTTGTGCCCATGTTGTTCCTTTCTTGTATTCACCGTCTAGTGGGCAGCGAAGACCTAAGACTTCTCCTGCTTCCTTGATACTGCTTACTGCTAACTTACCTACTGCATCTGCATCTTCCTGACTGCATTCGATCTGCCACTCGTCATGAACATTAGCTACGAAGTGGGCATTAAGTTTCTGCTGCTGAATCTTACTGCTTAGTATGACCAAACCTTGCTTCATCACTATTGCACCAGCACTCTGCAGGAGTGTGTTAAGTGCTGCGTGTGCGGAACGCACTTGTAGTTTCCTACCGTCCAGACCTGGTAGCGTCCCTTGTTCTGATAAGCGTTCAATCTTTTCTCTAAGACTCTTGAGAGCAGGAGTGTTGCGAAGAAAATTACTGATGAGTTCCTGACCATCCTTTGCCGAACCACCAACAATCTTCCCGATTTTGGCAGGCCCTGCACCATATAGTAGGGCATAAATAAATGTTTTGGCTTGCGCCCTTGTTTCCAAACCTGCAGCGAGTTGGTTTTTCGTGTGTACATCGCCTTCAACGATTTCTTTTGCATAGCTTTCATCCTTCATATAGTGTGCCAACATCCGTAACTCAAGAGAACTAGCGTCTGCACCCACTAAGACCTTACCATCATCCACTGTCCAGCAATCCCTACACTCGTGACCCCAAGGACTGCTACTGCTAGGAACCTGAGCCATGTTAGGGCTGTGGTGTGTCATCCGTCCCGTGACTGCCCCGTTGGTGATGACCTTACCGTGAACCCTGCGCTCGTCAGATACAAACTCAAGCCATGATTCAACCTGAGCCACCCGTTTCTGAATGAGTAAGTACTCTGCGATTCTCTTTGCTTCAGGAATATCAACTCCGTCAAGAACTGATTCGTCAACAATTACAGCTCCTTTCTCAGTGTGCTTAGTAGGTTTCCAGCCCTTCTCAATCAATCGCTTTGCTATCTGCTGGCGTGAACCAGGATTAAATATTTCTACATCGTCCTTCAACTGCTTGCCTGTCTTCTCACTAAACCTTTGAGTGACAATGGGCGGGAAAATGGTTTGCAGTTCCTCTTCAATGTCAGACAGTCTACGCTTCCATTGTCCAAGCAGGCACTGGGCTTTCACAGTATCAAGTTTAAAGCCATGCTTCTCCTGCTTAGTAATGACAGCCTGCACCTTATGCTCTAACTCGATGGACTGCTCAGAGAATCCACGCAGCTCTTGCGTCAGATATAGGTACAACTCACCACAGATTGTCACGTCTTCTTGACAGTACTCAATCATCTTATCTGTCAGGCCTCCCTCGAAATCTTCGTATTCCTTCTTGGTTCGGTTTACTAGCTTTGCGAGATTGGCTAGACTGTGACCACCCTCTCTTGACGGGCTTGAGAGTCTTGACATAACCAGTGTGTCCCGTACTTGGCTCAGTCTGATCGAAGTCTTCCATAGTCTGTTTAGGACGGGGTAGTCGAATGATATTCCGTTGTGGGCGATTATCAGTTTGGCTTGCTGAATAAACTTGTTGAAGTCTTGTGCGCTTGTCCATGTCTTTACTTCTTTAGTATCCAAATTATAAGTAGAACAACACCAGATAGTGTTATGCTTAAGATTAGTTTCAATGTCAATTGCAACTCTCATGTAGGTAGATCCCGTTTCCTATTGTGTTAAATATTTTATCATACTTTAGAAGTTTTAGCAAGTTATCAAAGTATCCTACTTTCCCGTCATTCTCCACACAGATTATCTTAGGTCTACCCAACATCGTCTGAAGCACTGGGTAGTCTAGCCCTTCTATGTCGATACACAATAAATCAGGGACACCATACTGAGCATACAAACTATCTAAAGTTACAACCTTTATTGGTACTACCTTATTTAGCTTGAACTCAGGGTGCAGCTTAATAAATTGAAGCACCGTATCGTAGTCAAAGCTGTTCCTACCTGAGAAATCGTCTACCATAAAGAACTCCAGCTCACCAGCCACAGGCCCTACTCCAACATTCAGTATCGTATCCCTACCACGATGCCTGTTGAACGCCTCTATGTGGTTTGGGTTTGCCTCCACACAGATCCCTGAGTGTCCACGCTCGTACAACAAGGCAGTGTTACTGATATTGAAAGGATGGTGCGCCCCAACATCGAAGTAGCTGCCCTTCTTAATTTCTAGTTTGTCAAGTATATTAAGAAGTATTAAGTCTTCTCCGAACTGAGAGTAGGTTCTATCACCGTATCGCTGATCAGGATGACTCATAGTTCCTCCATCACAGTCTCGCTCATGCGTCCAGTAATCCGATCATAGTAGAGACCACAAGCAGGGCCAGTCAATCCACTGAATCGATTCTTCAATACCCGAACCCTGGTTGTATGTCGCTCCTTGAGATCCTCAGCCTGTCCGTTACGCTCCAGACCCAGCACCATATCCGACAACTGACCAATCGATCCTGAGCCTCGTAGAGCAGACAGAGAGGTACTTGCGCCTTCCTCGTGTCCCTTGCCATCAGGACGCTTCAGGTGAGATACACAGAACAGTGCTATCCCAGTCTCCTGAACCACCATTCGCAGCTTGGTCATAATCTCGTCTAAGGCTTTTCGCTCGTCACCATTGTCTTGTGCAGATACCACGATACTAACGTGATCAAGAAAAATATACTTGCAATCAAGAGCCTTAGCCATGAAACGAACCCGTGTGATAATGTTGTCGATTGCAGTAGAGCCAAAGTGATCAAAAAGATACACACGACCAGTACCCAGTGTAGCGTCAAAAGAATCTCGTAGTTCTTCATTAGTAACCTCGATGTCAGGTAGGTGTAGTGGCTTGTTAGCGTGTAGACTCATCAGACTCTTAGCAGTGCGCTTAACAGACTCTTCCAAGAACAGCAGACCAATGTTGTCCTGAGTGTTATTGATAATGTGATACACAATCTCACGCAGAAACTGAGACTTACCCAGCCCTGAGCCAGCCGTTATAGTCACCATCTCGCCAGTCCTGATGCCGTAGGTTAGGTCATTTAACCCACTGAAGGGGTAGTTTACATCAGACTTTTCTACTGGTTGGTTCACCAAATCCCACAATCCTGCACCATC